TCGATAATCCGACTGCTTCTGCAGACGTTTCTCCGAATTTTGTTATTACTTCGCCAGATGCGCCAAATACAGACTCAACACCGCCCATTGATTGCTCTAAATTGGATGCACTATTCACGGCAGCAGTCAATCCTGCAACAATAGGAACAGTAAGACCAGCGGTCATTTTGGCACCAGTCTGCGTCATAGACTTTCCGAGCTTGCTCATCTTGCCTGAAAATGTGCCTGCCTTCTTCTCGGAATCATCCATGCCTTTGTCGAAGCCAGTAGAATCAAGCAAAAGTTTTGCGGCTATCGTTGCTGCTGTGGCGATAATACACCTCCGATTCTATTTACCAATCTTCACCTCTTTAACCATTGTTCCAAATGCCTGCGCGATCATTTGTCTGCGTTCTTCAATGCCTGCTTTCAGTAACCTTTCTCGCATCTTATCTTTTACGCCCATATTGTTATACGCTTTCATAACCAATTTAGGCATATCGCGCATATAATCAGATTCTTTCTTAGTGTCTTTCTTCTTGCTAATATTGACATTATTGAGCATCGCCAAGACTGCGCCTGTTCTGTACTCGTTATCATTCCAGCCCCATGGTTCGATCATGTAAAACAGTTGCCATGATTCAAATTCCTCGGCAGGTAATGCCCGCACGTCTGATAAAGATATTCCTAAAGCCAACCCTAAACGGTGTTCAAATATTCTGTCAGGGTCGGCTGTTAGTTTTTTAGTTTTTCAAGTTCCTCTACGTCTTTACCCATACCAGAAAACTCGATGATCTCTTTGGCGATAAATCCAATCGCTTCGCCATTCTTTTCTTCAAGTTTCTTTACATCTGCACGAGTAAATTCAGGCTTTCCGCTTTCATCGCAAATTCCACATGCGCAGATAAAAGCATCATGCCCGAATAGATCAACCTCGCTATTTATTTTCTGCTCTTTATTGTGCTGTTGCATGGATGTTTTATTGAATTGTAATTTCAAGTATTCATCCTGCTGACCGCGTGTAAGTTGCCTAATATAAATAGTGTCCTTCCAAATCGGCACTTCCAATTCTTTAATTTTTATGTCGCTTATATTTAGTATCTGCTCTTTTGATAAAGGCATTGTGTCCCTTTCTATGCTATTGTTACTGCGCCTGAAATTGCGATCTCGAATTCAACCTGTCCTTGTTCTTCAAGAGGAAGGCTCAATGGAAATCCGCTAATATGCCCTGCGAATGAAATTGTTATCCCAACTGCGGTTGGTGTTACGATCTGGAAATTGTGATTAACGTTATCATTGAATTGTTCCCACATACCAGTCGTTCCGTCTTGTGTTGTATCGCTTGGAAGCCAGTTAGCTTGAACGGTAACTGAATCACCATCACGCCATCCTGGTATCTTCTCACGCCAGCCGTTATCACTATCCTGGCTGGTTACTTCTATGCTGTCCCTTGACATGCTGGGACCGTCAATATCCAAAACCTCAGCGACTGCCGTAAATGCTTCGGCTGTCGCCCCATCACCTATCTTGAACGTAGACCCATAAGCCCACCACGCATTGCTTGTTGCCATAATAATACTCCTTTAAGGTAATCTCAATCCGGCTACTTTTATATCCACGTTGCTGGTATCAATGTTCAATACTCCACCAGACTGAATCCAGCCTTTTGAAGTTGTCAAACCTACACCAATAGCAACATAATCACCTACTGCCAAACTGTAAGTGGTAATGTCTTCCTGGCGTCCTTTTTCATCATCAACACTATCAATCGTGATCGTGCCTGCCGCTGATCCATCATTGAAAGCTAATAATAATTCTTTACCGGTGATGGCAAGCGTGTTTCCGTTAGCAGAATCACTTGCCGCGAATGTAACATCTAATCCGCCTGCGACTACTGCCGCGAATGGTCCCTTGACACTTTGTACCGTAATTGCTGTTCTTGCTGCCATTTATAGCTCCTTTACTAAATTGTCTAATATTGTATTTCTTTCTTCTTTAGGATAATGAGATAGATAATGCAGAATCGCGTCATCTTTCTTATCCTCTTGCCACTTACATTTCGTACATGAGTAAACTTCTTTAACTCCTGCCCACATGAGAACATGATAAGGAACATGCTTCTCAACTTTAACGGCTTTCTTTTCCCAAGACCTGTATTCATCTCCGGGTTTTGTAATTTCTACGACTTTCTCTATTGGTTTCACCTCCGGCTTTACGCCTACCTGTGGCATTTCTATTTTGTATTTTGGTTCTTCTGCACTTTTCTTTTTATATGCCATTTACACCGTCCATTTTATGTCGAATTGATTGAACATTCTAAACCGCCTTACATCCGGCGACCATTCCTGCGTTCCTTCTCTAACGAATATCGCACCTACCTCAATATCACCCATCAAACCTCTATACCCATTTAACTTTTCTCTGATCAACTTTGCATTAGTTATGCAGTCTGATAGCTCCGAGTCATACGTATCGATATGCACTATTGTTTGACGTAAGGCTTCACCATCTTGTGTGTACGCTGATTGATCAGTAACAACTCTAATAATGGCGAATGGATAAGTTTCTGTATCCGGTGCTTTGATAACATATATCCTCTGCACATAAGCGGATAATATGCTTGCATCCTGCAATAAGAAAGTTCTTAGACTTGATGTTATGTCGGCCATTGTTTCCTTAGAAATGCGCCAAATGCTGAACTAATTGCATTCAACGTGTTACTCTTATTACTTCCAGTCGCCGAAGGAACAATAAATGGTTGAATTGGATAATTAGGTTTAGATACAACCCCGTACTCAATATAAGGCGCATAAGTTGTTTCTGGTCCAATGTCATTTTCTACCTTCTCAGCAGTTGCAATAATATAATGATCTCCAATACTCAATTCTGTATCATGCGTATCTTTAGGAACGAGTATCTTCTGAACACCTTTGACGATAGCAGATCCAGCACCGGCAATATTCAGCATATCGCTTGCAGTAAGTTTTGTTTTCTTTATCGCTGCCACAAATGCAGAATCGTCAATAGTAAACTTCATATCTGCACCTGTTTCAATGCACACACATAACCGAATATATCCCGATCTCTAATTGCCACTATCTCAAATACCTGTTCTGTGTAACTTTGATCTTCCGCGCTGCTTCTATTGAACATATTACTCAGTTTGAATGTATCTCCTTTTGTCGGCTTATCACCAACGAACCTAACCTCAGCCTGTATTTCTTCAATATCCGCATAACCCTTCCATGTTTCCATTGACGGCTTATCTGTGAAGTTACACTTGAACTCGCTGCCAACTTCCGAATAAACTGGTTGTCCATACTCGTCGTAACTGTCAATAGTCTTAACTACCATCGTGGCGGTATCAACGAAGAATCCGCCATTCACTCTTGACTGTAACTGAGCAACAAGTTTACTGTTCGGTAGAACCATCATATACTCCTACGTCGCTATCCTGTTTACTATCAGCTCTATAAGGTTGTGATATTGTGCTTGACGCTGTGTAAAGCGGTAATCCGAATTCAGCAACTTTCTGAGCTAATAAGTTCTCAAATCCTTTTCGTGCCGCTTCCATATTAGATACTGCCATCCAATCAAGCCTAAAGTCTGGTTTACTCAGTTGCGAAATGATGTATTTAATACAAGCGATCACCGCAGAACCTACCGATCCAGCGGTTACAAAGTATTGGATAGTTTCATCTTCCAGGTAATATCCTTCTACGTTAGTATCTCCAACGTGAAAGCGGACAAGTGATACATCAGTACCTAAAGAAGCATCAAAAGAATATGTCATTTAGCCCTCGTATTCATGCAATCCAATAAAAAAGTTTATTGTTCCAGTATCATGGCCAACAGACCAACAACGACCCCACAGTTTAGAGCCTGCCGGAGCGCGCCCAGATTGAACAGAAATAATTCCTGTGTCTTTTTGCACAGTAGCACTGTATACAAACTCTGTGTATGTTCCGGCTGACAGAATAGCAGCGCCGCTATCTCCGCGCCCAATTTGAATGAAATAAACAGATGCACGTTCAGAATCTTCTACAATGACTTGATGAGGATCAAAATATAATTTCCCATCTTGTATAGGGGTGTCATCAGATCCGCATAATTGCACCCATGCACCCCAAGTGTTATTACCGCCATCTAATTGAAATGAGCCTGCGCCCTCTCCAATGCGATCGCATACGTGTGTTTCTCCACTTGAAGTTGCTGCTGTTTCAATCCACCGACCAGTGCCATGCAAATGCCTTTCAATCACTGCAACACGATAAGCTAGCGAGTCTTCAGCCCCAAGAAGACCGCGTGTTGCCTGACTGTCTATTTTTGAGCTTTCATCTTCTATATTCAAGATCTGAGACATATTAGCCCTTCATTACGTAAGCTGCCGCCAAAGTGCCCGTAGGTGTGCCATCATTAGCAGAACCGCCCTGTGTAAACTTCACGAATTCAATGCCTCGAATATCAAATGTTACAAAATGATTACCGGTTGCGGTTGCGGTATATTGGTTTGCGGTAGATGATTTAGTTCCGGCTGCTGCTGTCCATGATTGATCTTGATATGCAGTTCCACCTGACACTTGCATAAAAAGTGCTTTGACAAGTAATCCTGTTTCATCTCCTTTGACATAATCAAAGAACAATGTAATAAAATCATATCCGCCACATTGAATCTCAGCACCGATCAAAGTCTGTGTAGTCTTTGATATTGTCGTTGCCGCCTGTAATGTACCTCTTGCTGTACTCATATTATTACTCCTAATCGTCAAGCAGTTGTCTGGCTAACATCAACGCGCCTTCGATCATATTCTTTTCTTTTTCTTTATCTTCTAATTGCTGTTTCATGCCGTCCATAAGTTTATGAAGTTTCTCAGTATTCAGCATATCTTCATAGCCATATAACGGTTGAATGAATAATCCTTCCGTACAATTTATGTTTATATCTATTCCCAATCCTGCTGCAAACCCAACCCAGAAAGTAAATGCAGGTTGCTGACTTCTATACTCGCTTGAGTTAGTCATCTCAACCCCATAAATATCTATTTCTCCATATCCAAGCCATATCGCTAACCCGATTGCATAAGAGATTGAGGAATTGAGCATCTGAGGAGCGCGTCCGTTTATCTTTAATACGCCTAATTCTCCCAATATATCTTCCAACGGATATTCAATAGAATTCTTTATGAGCTTGTCTTTTGTCTGCATGTAAACCGGTAATTCTGTTTCTTGTAAGAATGACCAGTAATTAGGATCATAAGAATGGTTTGTGTAAACTTCCGACTTGTGTACTTCTATGACTGCCGTGCAGCGTTTCATCCACTCCGCGTTAGCCCAGTTAGACACAGCCCATATATCGTAAGAAGAATCATCGTATGGCGCATTTCCGCGCGTTCTCGGTTCTGCTCCTACAATCGCAAGTTTGTTCATAGTGCCTTTCCAGGGCAGGCTGTTACACCTGCCCTATATTATTAGGTAGATGATGCGGTGGTGCTGAATGGGAGGTAATAGATTGTTGACCCTATTCTAATCTTAATAGAACCAGCAATTGCACTCGGCGCACCAAGTTCAATCATCTTAGCATTGCCAACCGTAAAACCTTGCAGATCAAACAGAACTGCATCAGTATCAACGTCAGCCATGCCAGTGGCGTTTCCACCATTTACCCCACGGAATAACGAGAGGATGGTAGATCCACCTGGATCAGAAGTAGAAGCGTCTGACCAGATCTCAGCCTGTACCGCTGCCAAGGTTACATTGCTTGCCAATGCGGTTGCTGGAATGTGTAAAGTATTACGTGATGCAATACCTTGCCCGGTAACTGTTCCAGAAGTGCCAAAGTTCAATGAGATATGTGCACCATGAGCAGTTCCAGCCGCAACATCTTCAACGGTTGTAAATACGCGTAATGCCTCTCCACCACCGCCTGCACCAGTCAGATACAACCGCAGATATTCACCGCGATTATCGCCTGATGTGGCTGAATTCTCTAATCGATATTCTAAGAAATTTGCGCCTGCGGTCGATGTGGTTTCTCGATCACTCGATGAACCAATTCCCCCAAGTAATGCTGTTGGATCCGCGCCTGACTTACCTACTACCAGCGGGCCACTAAAATGTGTTTTTGCCATTTGGTTCTCCTTAGTACTATATATAAATAGATTTAGTGCTGATTAAAGCACAATTAACTAGCCCTCTTTAAAGTGTGGGATACTTGCACGAAATTTTTTCCTATACTCGACATAAACTCGTACGGGTCTTTGTCGTTCTTTGATAAATTACAAGACTTACAAGCTACGACAATGTTATCAATATTGTTTGAGCCACCTTTTGAAATAGGAATAAAGTGGTCTGCATGGTAATCATCCTCAAGAGGATAACTACAATAAAAGCACATGAATCCTTGTTCTTCTATACGCTCTTCAAGTTCTTCTGCCGTAAAATCACCACCTGCATAATTTATTCTTTTTCTGCGCCTATGCTCATATTGGCGGCACTTATTAGGATTAGACTTTTTCCATTTCGAAACCTGCTTTTTTTTGTCGTCTTTATTATCCTGATAGTATTGTGCAACAATTATTCTATGCTGCTCTGGGCTTTCCTCATATTTATTTCTCTTTGTTTCAAGATAATTCAGACATTTGTCCGGATTGTCCCTACGCCATTTTCTATTATATTCGGATATAATCTTGGTGCTTTTTGCGTATGACTCCCTGCGAATTAAACTTCTACATTCTTTGCAACGAGTCGCCAATCCATCGCGGCGGCTTCTGTTCTTGTTAAAATATTCATCCGTTGCCGGTAAAGACTTTTTGCAAATAGAGCAAGTTTTATAGTTCATGCGTTAGAATATCCCGTTAGGGAATGGAATTTGTGGAGGCTTTTACACCTCCACTTTAGTTATTAAGTTACTTCATGCCCGTGAATGAACCGAGCTGAGTCCCATCCAAACGATGAACGGAAGTACCCGCGATATTTTGCAACTAAGTTATAGTCGCTTGAAGGATCAAGCGCGATCTCAGGTCTTACGCGCCAGAACCAAAGCAAGTGCATCAATGACATTGGTTTGCTGAGCATAAACCAGTTGTTTGCATCCGATAAATACGGATCAACAACCACGTTTAGCGGTGCGCCTGAAATAAAGTTCAGCGCATTTGCAGCTCCGTCAGCGGTAGTTGGCTTGCTAAGTGCCTTCACGATCTCGAACGCCGTACCCTGTAATGCAGTAGGAACGTATAAGGTGTCGTAAACGATAGGCATTGGATTGCCGCGATCATTGTCTAAATCTTGTCCAGCGATCAAAGTAGCTACAACCGCGTCATAAGAAAGTGCGGTTGATCCTAAGTTGTCAAAGACAGCAGAGCTGACTTTATTTACTGGATGAGATGCACTGCAAAGAGCAACTGCATCCGCGCCCACATAATCGGCTGAGAATGCGTTGTTCAAAATGCTTGACATGTGTGATGCGATGGTAGTTCCGAATGCGAAACCAAGTGATTGTGCTTTCCGCTTGATCTGTCCGGTACGATTGTCGTCCATCAGTTTGCGCTCAATCGCCACACCCTTAGCATATTCTTTATGTGTGAAGGTGGATTCATAAAGCGGATTAAAGCTATCGTATTCGATAGCGGCTGGCTGTCCTTCTGCGGCTGCGCTGTTGTATTCAGGAACTAAATCGAACGATCCAATCCCTTGTGAATATTCAACGGAGCTAACAGAACTGTCAATACCGAAAAATGGTGCTAACGGAGAATTGACTGCCTGCATTTGTGATTCCCATTCTTTACGAATGATAGGAAGTACAAATCGTGGCCATTCTTTAGTGTTCGTAGGTGTACCCATTATTCATTTCTCCTTATACTGCCTGTGACATATCAAAGTTGGTCACAACACAATCAACTGTCAATCCACTTGATCCTTCAACTACCCGATAAACGGATAAGAAGCCGGCCGTCTGGTCGGTGATGTCAAGACGCTGGTCTGCATCAATATCTTGAATGCGTGACGCGAAGCCGGTAAGTGCGGAAGCATCAGCGGTTGCCGTTCCACGAATAACCATTCCAGGTGCGATTAATGCAACTTTAATAGGATCCTTAGCGGTTGCGGCTGCGCTGGTTGCTTCTGCTGCCAATCCGATCATAGTGCCGGTTGCATCAGTACAATTATCAAGCTGTCCACTTGTCATAAATAACAAAGTGCCAACCTTGGTTTCTAAGGAAGTCGTTGCTTCCATAGTTACGATCTTCGGTACTCGATCACCCCAAAGATCAAATACAAATTCCCATGTATATGCGGGAGCTGCCATTTAAAACTCCTTTGAATATCTCTATTCTTTTTCTTTATTCTTAGCGTATTCCTCATCTGTATAACCAAAGGTGCGTGCAGTCTGTTGTTCTTCTGGTGATAGCTTGACTGGTGAATCTGCTCCACCTGCTCCGCGTACACCTGCCGCAATGTCTGGCCCTACTGGTTTGAGTAGCAACTTCTTATTCTTAGCGATCCAGTCGATTTTCTGTTTTACGGTTGATTCTTCTGGAATCAGTCCTCGCAGTTCTTCCGGTATCTCTTCGATCTGCGCTTCAAGTAACTTGCCCATCGTTTCTCTATATGAATCAAACGCTTCTGCTTTTGGTTTCAATTCGCTTAGTTCAGACGTGGTTTGTTCGTATAAAGCCTTGTAATCCTCTTTTTCTTTTAGTCGGATTTCCTGAGCATCCTTTAACGCTTTCTCTGCTGCTTCTCTCGCCTTGACCTCATCCTTGTACTTTTGGTTTACTGAGTCAAAACGCTCTTTTGGAATCATAAGCTCCTGTGGTTCGGGTTTTATCGGCTCCGCAGCCGGTGGAGTTACTGGTTCCTGATTATTATTAATGTTCTTATCATCTACAGTCATTTCTATTCCTTTCGAGTTTTCCGTGGTCACTCCACGTTGGATTAAATAAAATAGCCGATCTCGCAACCTGCGTATTTCAACTGCTGGTCACAAAATCGGCGTTATGGTTAACTGCCTTTGATTTATTATACCATATATTATTGTTTAATTACAAGTTCATAGAATCCTTTTTCCTTTGCAAACCTGCGCATGTCGGACGTTTTAGGAATACTCAAATACTCCTCAATGGCATCCACCTGAGCAAGTAATGCCTGCCGTTCTTTTAGAAGTTTCCGTTCTTCCTCTTTTGAAATCATTCGAACGAATACGACGTTATCCCAAACACAACCCTGATAATTTTCCTGACAGTTACGCCTTCCTCATTCTTGCCCGTTTCCTTATAGAGAAACTTGATAGCGCAACATTCTGCGGTGTGTGCGAATATCTGTAAATCTTCACATTCAATTACATCATTACTTTCATTCGTTACAATTCTAACTTTCATTTTCTATTCCTTTCACAATATCTTGTTTAGTATCCTCATCCATAACGGTGCTTTCTTGCCTTTCTGCACATACCCATCACATGTTAAATCATTGCCTATAACAAGAGTAAATCTATCGCTTGAATTATTTGAGCACCAGTTATCACTTCTATCAAACGGATCACCGAATTCAGCAACACTTCTATTATATGTGCAATTACCACAATTATTCTTTTTCTTGATTAGCAACATAAAACTCCTCTGCTTTATTACCGAGTGATTTTATCAGACTATCTTCTACAATTTGATCACCGAATATACTGTCGTGATGATGACCAACAAAATCCGATAATGGAATTCCTGACTTATAAGCATTGAACTTACCTGGTGATTTTAGGAAACTCGCCTGCTGCGCTTGACGTGATTCCGGTAAACTTGCGAACCATTCTTCACCAGAAGCAAACGGTATGAAGTTGCGCTGTCCTGGCTTGCTATCCGCTTGCATCATAGTCGGCATAGATCCACCAATAGGAATGAGAATAGCATCGCAGCGACCTCTGTGATGATCTTGCACCGATTCGCCAAGAGGAACATCCGTTCCGTGAAGTGCAATACAAGCAGAACACGTTCTTTCATCTAACGCCGCTATTCTGACCTTGCGCTCTATATATTCCCCATTCAGCCGTTCCATAGCCGCAGAAGTATCCCTGTAAGCAGTCAGTTGTAATGTCCTGGTGATATTCTCCGCAGCGTTCAGCGGTATGCCTTCTGCTAACTTCCTAACTTCACGCGCCGTTCTAATCGGCGACCAACCACTTTGCAATCCTTTCATTACTGTCTGATCTATGATGTCGGCGTATCCTTTTCCCCAACCGTCCATACGTGTATGCCATGCTTCTGTCGCCGTATAGTTTCCTGCTAACTTCACAACATCAGGAAAGTTCCATTTTATTCCAGCCTTGAATAATGTTTCCTTGAATAAACCTATATTCTTTAATGGATTACCACCGGAAGCAATGATCGATGATGCAATTCCTATAAACACCTTTGCAGCAACCGCAGGAGAAGCGACTATCTTACCACCTTCTTGTATCTTTGTTGAATTAGCGATTATCATTCCTTGCGTTGCTGTCAATTGATCGCTATTCACGGATAATGACTTCCTCAATACCGCATTGTCCGGCTTCAATGGTAGTTCATCTTCTTGCAACTTCTCAGCTTCAATATCAAGCTCGTGTAAAGATGACTGCATTTGTGATCCACTTCCACGCGATAATGCGTAAATCTGCTCGAACATCGCCCTTGACGCAGATACATAGTTCTTATTCAGTTCTGCTGTTATTCTCTCGCTAAGTGTTATCGGTTGTGCCATTTATTACCTTTCTAAACCAACGGTATTTGACCACCACCACCAATAAGCGCATCGAATGAATTTACGGTTTCCATTTTTGCCTTATCGCCCTCATCCGTTATCTGTGTGGACGACATTGACAATAATGCGCCAATCCGTTCCCTGTACCATTGATCAGGCCACAATCCTGGATTATCCCTTCTCAACTGCGATAATGCGATCAGTTGTGTACTTACGTCAATTATATCTGGTGATTTCCAATTCACGCTAACCATGTCAATATTTGTCGGTGGTTCTGGTGGGGCTGAGAAGCCCATAAACTTAGCAATCTTCGTGCTGAATTTATTAACGAATGACTTGTTCACGTCAAACATCTTCTGTATCTCTGCTGTCATTTTCAATAATAACTTGATAGCGTTATCGTTCTCGTTCTGGAATCTGATCACCTTACCGACTAATCCTGACTCTAATTGCTTCAACGCTTCGCCGGACAAGTTACCTTGTGCAGTAATCCCATAAACAGGCGTTGCTGACACTTGCGATATTTCCCTTTCAAGTTTATCTAACTGGTTGGTATATTGGAGCATATCTGTCGTTCCAAACTCGCCTACCTTACACGCCTTTAAATAGTTGGCTGCGGCTTCATCAAGCGTTGTCAGAACATTGCCCGCCTTGTCTTTTAGCACCAAGTTAATAACAGATCCCGGGACTATCCCGTCTTTGTCAACTTCCATACCGATAGACCAGTATATCTTGAATGCTGATAACTTAGAACTCATGGTCATATCATAAAGAGTAGAATTTACTATGTCCTGCAATGGAACTACTGGACGGATCTCACTCTCGCCATACGGAGTATAGTTATCCCGCTTATTCGCAAACTGGATCAACGGAATCACGCCTAACTGCCAATCGTACCCGTTGCCAGATGCAAGTACTGGTAATGACTTGCTATCAACACTAACAGGATCAACTGAACCTGAATCACTGTTACCCTTCCAATACGTGATCCTTGTCTGTTGGTAGACAACCATGTAAATAACTTTCTCATCGCCTAAGTCTTTCGCATCCGTTGATACATCAGCAGGTTCACTTACCGACCACAACTTACAAGCCCATATCGGTAACTGTGTCATTGAATCGAATATCGCTATAATCCCGCTGCGTCCGTCATAAGCAGGCTCAGACGACCACATAGCAGTCTGCGGATCCACCAGGACGAAGCTCTCACTATCTCTAATCGCGCCCCTGTACCATTCGCCCTGCTTGCTTCCGAATCCGTTGCGCTG